TGTAGTTCAGTCTGACCCTGAAATGTCCTGGACACTTGATGACCTAAAAGGTTATGACAAGATTCTTGTTGGATTGAGCCCTATTACTAGTCTTAGTGCAAATAGAACGTATGGAGCTCTTAAGGTTATAAGTCTACTTCGCGGTGACAGTCGCCTATCTTTCTATATTGACGCACCAGAGCCTACACGCATCATGTCTAGTCTACGCGCGATTAAAAAGAAACCAGACAACCTCGTGAAGTCTTTTTACTCCTACCGCAAGGGTTACGCGCAAGCTAACGCTCCTGATGTCTTAAAGAGTCTCCTAGAGACTGTGGACATGCTTCTTGAAGACGAGTGGCCTACTACTGTGTACCCAACGCTGCCTTGGACCGCGCATGAAAGTGTCGCAGAGCAGCTTAGTGAATCTGCACAAAAAAATCTTAAGCCTGTCAATCTCGATAGGTACGTTATTGCTGAGCAAGGAACGCCCGACGTTGAACGCACTGAAAAATGGGTTGTAGAAAACTTTTCAACACCGTGGACTGAGTCTACTATAGCTACACTTGCTAGTCCTACAGTGCCAATGAAGTGGCACAAGGGTTGGACTGATGACCAAGTTGCAGATCAAATCTCACGCGGCATCGGCGCTTTAATTAGCCCTCATCAAAACGGTACATGGTGGACCTACCGCATAGTTCAATGTCTTAATGCTTTAACTCCAGTTGCTACTGACTGGCGTGAAAGTGGCTTCATTGGAAGTCCGTGGATGCAGCTCGCATCTGCGATTGAGCACATGTCACAAGAAGAAAGAACGCAGTTAGCAAAAGATCAAAGGGACGCATATTTAGAGGCAATCCCGACGAAACGAGACGCAGCAATCATATTAACCGAATCACTAGAACTATACAGTCGAAAGGTATAACAATGGGAATGTTATTTAATAACTGGTTGCGTCGTACACGCGATCTGCAGGAAAATGTGTACTTCATTAACTATGAAGAAATGACAGGCGATAAGCCTCAGAATATTCGCAAGTTGGTTGAGTACATGCGCTGGAACATGCTAGCTATTGATGATGAACTTGCAGAGATGCGCCAGGCTATCTCATGGAAGCCTTGGCAGCACGATGCTCCTTACGCAGACCGCGAGGAGATTGTTAAAGAAGCTGTTGATGTTCTACACTTTGTCGCAAACATAATTGTTGCGGCGGGCGGAACAGACGAGATGCTGGACAAGTTTTACATTGAAAAGATGGAACGCAATAAAGAACGCCAGCTTAAAGGGTACAAAGTTAAAGATCAAGGCGTAAAATGTGAACTATGCACGCGCGCCATCGATGATGTTGGGCGCAGCAGAAGCATTGGTATTTGCATCAAGTGCTTGCCAGATGAAATAGGAGGGGACAACTAACATGCCTGAGGTAAATATTGAATGGGTTAAAGCCCAAATGGAAGAAGCAAAGGTTAAGGTTGGCGTAGGTAACGGAATACTTAAGCTACTTGAAAAGTGGCAAGGCATTACGTTATCTGAAAGTCAAGCTAAAGATGTAGTAGATCTATTCAGCAAGCTTGCTCTCAACCACTCCATCGTGCCAGAGAAGCCAGACGAGGTGTGGGTCGATGCGCAACCAGGCGCAATAATTGTAGGCGACGAGGTCCGCGTCAAAGCTGATGCGTACGACGGATCTACTGGTTCTATTCACAACGGGCGCCGTGGAAAAGTTGTTGGCGTTCGCTATGGCGACATTATCTTTAAGTCTATGGATGATAAGACACCAGTTCTCGATGGTGCGCACTACACACCACATCTTCTGCAGAAAAGAATTCGCTAATGAGAGCTACAGTTGAGTTTACAGTTAGTGGAAATGACTTTCAAGAGCTGCGTGAGCGTGCAGAGTTTAAGTGGAAGAAGCTTGCTAATGACACAGAAGCAACTCTTCCTATATCTGCAGAGATGAATGTCACTGAGTCAGGGGCTAATCTCGACGCACGAGTAACAGTACGCACTAAAGTTGGTGAAAAATGAGTGAGAATCTACCTCGTGTTGAAGCTCTTCGCAACGCAGCAAGCATCATTACTGGAGATAGGGACGCACAGTACGGCGGGCCAGAAGAAAACTTTGAACGTATAAGCAAGGTCTGGTCTGTTATTCTTGGTGTTCCTATTACTCGTGAAGACGTTGCAATGATGATGGTCGGGCTAAAGGTTGCGCGTTACGCGTCTAAATCTGGGTTCCAGCCAGACACATGGGTTGATATTGCTGGATACGCAGGTTGTGGCTACGAGGTAGGTTTGCTAGAAAACACCGCAGAATAATCGTACATTTGCTGCGAATGCGGTATACAGTCCCTCCGTATACATTACGGAGGGATTCCTATGTCTAGCCCACAATTTATTGACTGCAACGGCCTTGCTGGTTTCATGAGCCTTGGTTTTATTCAACAAGGTATGGAAATGAAACTACGCACTGGCACACTTGATTTTGGTAATCCAGTTGCAGAAGCTAATCGTCATCACCTTGGAAACAACTGGGTATCTCAGTTTTCTGATGACCCAAGTGAATGGCCGGTAATGAAGGCTGACATTGTTATGGGTTGCCCTCCTTGCTCTGGTTGGTCTGTGTGGTCTGGTGAAGCTAATCGTGGTCCTGACGCAAAGGCGCATGAACACACGCGCGCTTTCGTTAGGTACGCAGCAAAGGTTGCGCCTAAGTTTGTTGTCTACGAGAGTGTGCAGCAAGCGTACACACAAGGGCGCGAAGTAATGGTTAAGTACCGTACGATGTTAGAAGAATTATCTGGCAAGAAGTACGACTTATACCACGTGAAACACAATAACCTTCAAGTTGGTGGATTCTCGTACCGTCCTCGTTACTTTTGGATTGCTGTTCGTAGCGGTATTAAATTTGACGTTACGCATATTGAACCAACAGAGCTTCCGCGTATCATGGACGTTATAGGAGATCTTGCTAAACTTCCTTTAACATGGAACAGCCAACCGTACGTAGATCCAGCAACTAAGTGGAATAAGCACTTGCGCTCAAAAAATGGAATGGTTAATGGCCATATGGGCAAGACTAATATTCATGCTCAGCGTATTGAAGAGATCTTTAGCATCATTGGTAACGACGGCTGGGAAGGCAATGGCGATACCGGCGGTGCACTAAAGAAGGCCGTTGAAAAGAACAATGGAGAGTTCCCACAGAAGTGGATGGATATTTCTTCACGTGTTATTCGTAAAGAATTTAAGCTTGGATTCTCACAGCCGTACCGCTGGAAAGAAGATCACTGGTGCAACGTACTTACTGGCTCTGCGCTAGATCACGTTGTGCACCCAACTGAACCTCGCTTGATTACTCACCGCGAGGCTGCACGCATACAAGGACTCCCTGATGACTGGGATATCGAAAGTGTTAAAGATTACACAGCACTTCCAGCAGTCTGGGGCAAGGCAGTTGCGGTGCAGGCTGGAAACTTTATTGCGAAGGCGATTAAGGATTCACTTGATGGAAATCCGCAAGAAGGCAACGCTGAAAAGATTGGTGACCGTGAGTACTTAATCAACGGTGATAAGGACTTTTCCCGACACGCGGCTAAGAAGAAGTGGTACTCTAAGCCTATGGAAGCACGCGCGTAATGATACGAGACTACGACGAAGACCTAGCACCTCAGTGTGAGTTGTGTTGGATTCGTGAGAATAGCACGTGGGAGCCAGATAGCGTTGATGAAAATGGAAATATCATCACGCGGTTGGTTAGCGTAACCGTTCCTCTTAACCTAGTTCCTGGTGCGGTATGCGAATGTATTTCCTGCGGGAAAGTTACCGTTGTAGGGATATACGTCCCTATTGAGCCTTTTGAGCGGGATAATGAGGACGAAGATATGTCGATTGAGGAATCAAACCCCGACGAGCGCTAAATATGTGATATAATTTTCACAATGACGAACGGACATATACATGCAAACATTTTTACCTCATACTGACTCCTTTGAGCATATTGCTCAGGAGCTTGATAACAAACGCCTTAATAAGCAGGTGCTTGAGGCGTGGCAACTTATGCTTGTCCTTACGTCACTAAATCCACAAGGCGAGCACCGTGACCCTAAAGGCTGGCGCAATCATCCGGCAGCCAAGATGTGGGAAGGCCACGAAAAAGCCCTAGCCTTATATGCAACTACGATGTGTGACGAGTGGCTGGCTCGCGGCTACAAATCAACCATGATTCCTAAGATCCAAGGCACGCTTACTCGCGCACTTGAGCTTGACCGTATCAGTGATGAGCTTACCTTTCCGGACTGGCTGAAGGACACAGACAAGTACGAACAGATTGCGTCTACGCACCGCGTTGCTTTACTGCGTAAAGACTACACCTGGTACTCACAGTTTGGCTGGCCAGAGGATAAAGGTTATCGTCCTGAGTATTATCAGTACCTATGGCCAGACCATTCTGGCGAACTTGTATTAGGCACCTACAACAATATGTAGTGGCCGCTCAGTGACTCTTAGAGACACTTTCATACCCAGCCTAAGGTAATTATTGACTAAAAAATAGTCGGTGTTTTACCGTACTTTTTCCGTCCATTCAGTGTATTATCCTTTATGACGGAAGGGTTCACAGTGAAAGATTCGCGTAAAGGCGAGCTACTTTGGAAAGAATGGACAGGCTCAGGGTATGAGTCTATCCACGGTGGCTCACTCGTCTTTTTTACCGACGAAAGAGTTGATGTAGAGAACGAGCTTGTGCGCCGCGCGCTCGCATCAGCACTTCAGCGCGATGGTATATCCGTTACATTAGGCAATGGTTTTCAGGCAATTGAATCTGCTCACGTATCCTATGGATATGCTGGTGAAGTAGACGGCGATATTGATCTCACTGTGTGCGATGAAGATGGCGAAACTCAGTACGGAGATGCTGTTGACAACATGTCAGAGATCACCTGGGTTGAGGTTCAACAATGAGCTTAAATCCAGGAGAGCTTAACTGGCAGAAAGAATCTACGTGCTCGCTGCCAGAGAACGACAAGGTAAAAGATTTCTTTTTTTCAACTGAGCCAGCAGAAAAGTATCAAGCAAAGAATCTTTGCTTTGTATGTCCTGTTCGCAAAGACTGCTTAAAGTGGGCGCTAGAACACAAGCAAATCTGGGGAATCTGGGGAGGAAAGGACGAAGGAGAAATTCGTCGTACTCTTTCAGTTTCATGGAATGGGCAAGAATCACGCCGTCAGCGTTTCCCACAATGCCCTTACTGCAACGCCCGACCAAACCGTCTTAAGACACTTGTTGTTGATACTCCTAAAGGCGGACGCTGGTCAACAATGCGTCTTGTTCAATGCGAGGCTTGTGACTTTACCTGGCGCTCACGAACAAGCGCTAATGCGGTAGATGCGTATCACACGCAACGAGAAGATAAGCTATTGAAAGCTTCAACTAAAAAGAAAAAGACTAAGAAGAAAAAAGAAAAGCTAGTCTAGCGCTCGGTTAAGATATAAGTTAGTTTGAGTTGCTGGATCCTTAAGGCGGTCCATCCACCAGCGGCATGCTTTTTCATTCTCTGTTAGCGTAAGTACTCCCCAGATGCGGCGATTATCTAAATACTGAGGAATTCCTTGCTTACGCGCTGACTCTGAAAATACCATGTACTCCCAACGATCAGATTCCTCGGTGTAGTTAAGGCGTTCAATATACTCGCGCTTAATTAAGTATGTGCAATGCACACAGTCGCATTCAATAAGACCTTTGATTGTCTGGTCAAGAATTTTATAGTACGTATCGTTTGCTACGATTGATCCGTACTCATCTACAAGGTGATGATAGTTCGCGTAGAACTGTCCTTGGTGTCCTTCTATCTTTGCTGCCTCTTCTGGAGTATCAGCATGATCTCCGGCAGCAATTGCGTATCTAAGAAGTGGAGCTACAATTGGAAGTTGAAGCTTAACCATTTCCTTAAGAGTGTCTGGGTACAAGAAGTTGTCTAGGTCTACTACAAAGTAATAGTCTGCATCTGTGAGTAGACACTGACGCAAGCTTTCTTGACGAATCTTTGCAAGAACTCTAAATCTTTCACCTGTCCATTGATGAACTTCGAGGTCCTGCACTCTCTCTGCAACGTCCTGAGTTTCAAACGTCATACTACGATACGCCTGTGTGTTACGGCCAATCCAGTCCGCAAGTATTTCTTCGGTGTTATCTGTGTTGTTATTGGTGCGGATGTAGATGTGAATTTTATCTTTAGGGTAATCCCAAGCATCTAAAGTTTCTAAGAAGAAGTTTAACACCTGCGCTTTTTGTTTTGCAAGTAACGCGACGAATACAATTGGCTGCTCCATTAGATTCCCTGTTTATAGAATACTAGGTTGTTTCTTAGTCGTAAATCTGCTGGATTACCTTCTATTGCAAGCTCGCCGTACTTAATTGCCTTAGGCTTATCACCCAGATTGTGCGCGGCAAGAGCTTGCATATCGTAGAGTCTCCATTCCCACAGATCTTTGCTTGAAAGATAGTGGTTTGTCTTCTCACAACGTGCAACTATCTTAGATGTTTCCCAGATTCCGCCCCAATCACCAGCCTCGTAGTAGCAACGAACTTTCTCAAAGTAATTTTCACCGCAAGGATCAATTTCAATTGCGCGATCTGCCCACACCATAGCAGTCTCTGGTTGACCCAAGATACGACACGCTTCACTTGCCCAACGACAGACTGCCGCGCGCTCGACGTACCAGTCTTTGCTAAACGCATGCACTTTTTCAGCACTTGATAGAACTAGATCCCACATCTTATAGAACATGTACTCGCGAGTAAGATAGACCCAGATGCGGTGATCTTCTCCAAATTCTTTTGATGCAGCGACAAGCATAGGCATGTACTGTCCACGTGATTTTGTATTATCTGGCTTATGATACATCTTAGTTCCAGTTATTGTTACGCTTCTAATTGGTGTATCAAGTGATGGAACAAAAACCTCGTGAATTGGATACTTCCAGTACATGCCATGACGCGCATGTAAACGGCAGCCTAGCCAAACGTGACCAGTATCAAAATCGCACCAGCCTTTATTAGCGTCTGGGATCCATTGCTTGCGAACTTCATCAAAAAAGTTTTCATCTACAAGCTCGTCCATATCAAGCGACAAGCACACGTCTATGTCATCAGGTAGTAAACTCTGTGCGGTGTTACGAGCAACGTCAAAGCGCCAAGGCTTTACGCTTATCTCATGAACGATTACGCCATGCTCGCGAAGGATCTCAACGGTTCTATCTGTGGATCCAGTGTCGCACACGAGGCGGAAGTCTGCACCTTTTGTGGTTTCAGCCCAGCGAGCAGCATGCTTTTCTTCATTCAACGCAATGGCGTAGGCAGCTACTTTCATAGTGCTACCTTACACTATTTTAGCAAAGAATGTTGTATTTTCAGGGCTTTGGTCATTAGTTATACCTCTTCTGTTGATGGCTGTTCAAAGGTAGTGCCGTCAAAGCCAAGACCAATATGCGCTGGGTTTGAGTCTGCGTATTCAACGCATAGCAAACCAGTTGCTTCTTCTGCTATCTCTTTTGAATCCGCAAGAATTACGTTAATTACAGTTGAATCTTTAATTACTGCATAGTTCATATCTATCTCCTTTACCAGTAAACTGCAACAGCGCCAGCACCGCCAGCACTACCAGGGCTGTGCGTAAGCGCACCACCACCGCCACCACCAAGTCCATACGAATTGAGACCTGCTGCTGTAGAAAGAGTGCTAGCACCGCCACCTGCTGCGCCGCCTCCGTTACCATTACCTCTTCCACCACCAGCAACACCAGCCACTCCAGCGGAACTAGCAGAACCAGTTAAAAATGTCATACTTGAACCAACGGTTGTTGTTCCGCCATCGCCACCACCTTGGTTGATACCACCAGCAGTACCACCTGCTCCAATAGTGACTGAAGTGAATGAACGAACCCATCCTGCAGTTCCACTACCGCTAGCACCACCTCCGCCAGCACGACCACTAGAAACTTGACTACCAGTGGCTGTAGCAGCCTGTGCTATGGCTCCTATGTTAGCCGCTCCACCTGAGCCGCCACCCGCGCCAATTCCATTATCCCATCCACCGCCACCTCCGCCGCCACCACCAAGGGCAACAACATAAACAAAGTCAGGCTGACCTGTTATTCCAGTAGTTGTAGTTGTATATGTATTACGTAAAGTTAAACCTGCTGGAATGTAAGTTAAAAATGTATTTGGTGCAAATGTTGCTGCAGGAATTGAAACCGCAGATGATGGAGTAGGAAATACTGATAGACCCATTACGCTATCTCCACTCCGCTAATATGAAAGTCAATTGTAATTGCTGAGGCTAAACCTTTAATAGTTTTAGTTGTAGCCAATACTTGCTTGCAGTCAATGTATACAGTTGAGTTTGCTGCAATTGCAGTAGTTGTATGTAAGTCAACATCATCAAGAAGTAGAGTAAATGTTCCAGCAGATGCAGCGGTATTAGCCACTGCTATGTTGGTAATTACTGCAGTTGTTGCTGATGGGACTGTGTATAGTGTTGTACTTGATGTTGCTGCTGCTCCACGAAAGAGCGCCTTTGATACTGTAGCCATTAGTTACTACTTCCTTTTCTTTACTTAGAATCCATTATGTCTTCAATTTGAACAGCTTCGATATCTTGGGCTGCTGTTGTTGCTAGGTCTGCTAGGTCACGGGCTTTAGTCATTCTGTTACCTCTGTAACTGGAGATACGAACTCATCTAGCTCAGCGTCATATCGGTCGCCTGAGCCAGCGTACTTGCCACGGAATGTAGCGTTATAAGAGGTCTGCTTCCAATCTGTATTATCGCCATAGAGTGACTTACAGAATGCAATACCGATTGACTCTTGTTCAACGCCATTTGCGTCCTTGAGTACATCGTTGTTAACTACGATTACTTCACGGACAATGCCGTTTTCTATTCTTGCAAAATGTGCCATTATATTTTCCTTATCCTGTAACTATAACTACGTAGCCTGAACCGCCATTACCTGCACCACCAGTAGTACCAGCAGTATTTCCTCCACCGCCTGAGCCAGTGTTAGCAGTTCCTGAAGAACCACCATTGGTTACACCGCTACCACTTCCATTTGTATTTTCTTTACATCCACCGCCAGCATAGAATACTGATGTGCCTGTAATAGAGTTTGCCGTTCCTACTCCACCTGTACCACTAGACCCTGCGGCACCGGAACCTCCGCCGCCTCCAGGTCCACTGCTAGAACCGTCGTTTCCAAATCCTGAAATTCCTGAACCACCAGGTGCTGTGATTGCTTTTCCACCACCGCCGCCAGATCCACCTTGCTGTCCAAACGAGTAAATGTTTCCAGCACCAGAGCCACCGGCTCCGCCACCACCAGGAACAATAAGAGTTCCTATCCGTGAAGCCACTCCAGGATAACCAGCACCCCAGTTATTTGCAATTGTATCTTTAGAGCCACCGGCTCCTACAGTTACGGTTAGTTCTCCAGCAGGTACGAACTGTGAAGCAGCATAGTAATAACCGCCTGCACCTCCACCTGCAGATGCACCACCACCGCCACCTGCAACTACTAATACTTCAACATATCCGGCTTTGCTAATAGTAATAGAACCAGAGCCTGTGTATTTGTAAATAGTTTTACCAGCGCGAGTAGATGAATCAATACCAGGAGAACCTGTTGTTGCAGATACAGTTGCTCCACTAATTGTCATTGGTTGAGATGAATTAAAAGAAGTTGTAAATTTAGTTATTGCCATATTAGACCACCACCACTACGTATCCTGAGCCACCGTTGTAACCGCTTGATGGCGTATTTGAACCTGCTCCACCACCACCACCAGTGTTGGCTGTACCATCAGCGCCAGAAGGAGCACCCTTACCACCGCCACCGGCTCCGCCAGCAGCACCAACTGAAGAACCGCTACCACCACCGCCTCCGGCGTAACTAAGCGATGTTCCTGTAATTGAATATGCTAAACCTGCACCACCGGCTCCGCCAGTTCCGCTTCCAACTCCATTTGTACCGGCTGCACCAGCGCCTCCACCACCGCCTCCACCATTTGCAGTTGGAGAACCACCTGAGTTTCCTTGACCGGTTGTTCCTGTTGCAGCAGCATCTACGCCACCACCACCACCTGAACCACCAGTTTGTGCTTGTCCCATTCCACTTGTATCACCAGCGCCACCACCACCGCCACCGATTCCGTAAAAATTACCAAGACGAGATGAATTTCCTTGAAATCCGTTTCTCCAGTTTGTTCCAGACAGAGAGCCACCTACGCCACCAGCGCCAATAGTAACCGTTAGTGTTCCAGCAGATAGAAAAGCATTTGCGTCATATAACAATCCGCCAGCGCCACCTCCGCCACCCTTAATAGGACCACCGCCAGCGCCTGCTCCAATGACTAAGCATTCAGCAATTCCAGCAACACCAACAGTAATGCTCCCGCTACCAGTAAATTTGTAAATTGTTTTACCTGGACGTGAAGAAGTATCTACGGTAGGAGAACCAGTGGTACCAGTGATAATCGCTGGACCAATCGCCTTCGCACCAGTAAATGTGGAAATTGCCACTATGCTTCATCTCCAAATGCTGTGAAGTTCACGTTAGCAGTCGATGCGTAGACAGTAACAACATCAGTAGTTGCTAATGTAATTCCAAGAGTTAGTGCTGTTGAATCATTACCTGAGAGCGCTACATCGTAAGCAATGTAGTGAGTTGAAGCAAGAGATGCTCCAGCAGGACGTACAGCAATGCGATATGTCGCTGCTGTTGAGGATAGGTTAGCAACTACAAGCGTAGAGATAACAGCACTCTTTGCAGATGGCACTGTGTAGAGTGTTGTTGCTGTTGTTGCTGATGGGTTTGCTTGCCCAAGAACTTTTTTTGCCATTTGTATTTCTCCTTAGTAGTTGGTTAAGCGCCCATCATCATAAAAATGTCGGCTGTAGGGTCTGACGCCACTGCTGACCACTTAATACCAGAGTCCTGTGTTGAATCAGCCTGTAGATACTGCCCATCTGTCCCAACCCCGAGGCGTGTGACAGTTGAACTTGTGGTTGCAACAAGGATATCACCTTTTGTAGTTGCTACGGTTGAAAGAATCGCGTTTGACACCTCAAATGAGCTAGGTGACCAAATGTCAACTATGTCCGAGGCAACAAGTGCAGTTAGACCTGTAATTGTTGTTCCTGTAGACGCGGTGTAGTCTACGCCTCGCACTAAAAGAACGCCGTTGATGTGAAGAAGTTCTTGACCGACAGTGTATGTAAGAGCTACGGAATTATTATCATTTCCTGAAAGAGTTGTCTCTCCGCCTGCTGCAGTTTTTGTCCAGCGATACACTGTTGCAGAGCCTGCAGAGCCAGTCGCACCAGTAAGACCAGTCGCACCTGTAGGACCAGTAGCGCCTGTAGGACCAGCTGCACCGGTGGCGCCTGTTACACCGTAGTACCCATCAGGCAACTGCGCAACAAGAATCTTTCCGGCAATATCTAATGACGCAACTCCACTAGTAGTTCCTTTTTGCGAAAGAGGAATGTAATCTTCAAGTGTTGTATCAAGTCCACCACTGCGTACAATGTCATTAGGCAGTTGCTCATCAGGAACCACACCTGATGCGTTAAGAGTCGCTAACCCGTTAGCAATACCTTCATCAAGAGACAAAGTTTTAGTTCCAGTGTCGTAGTTTAATGCACCTGTGACTGCTGCAACTCCGTCTGGCCCGGTGGGGCCAGTAGGTCCTGCAACTCCGGTTGCACCGGTAGTTCCGTTAGAGCCTGTAGCGCCAGTATTTCCAACCGCGCCCTTTGCAGCGAGCAAATCCCACCGAGCAGAAGAACCTGGAATGTGCGACATGATGTCGCCAGATGCAATAGCTGTGTTGCAGTAGTAAGCACTGCCATTGTACTGAACAGTGTCACCAACACTGTAAGCGATAAAATCAAACCCAGCTTCCCAGTTAATTCCTGTTAGGCCTGTCGCGCCGGTCTGGCCTACTGCTCCAGTTGGACCAACCGCGCCCGTTGCTCCTGTAGGAGCAAAGTCACGAATGACTTTCCAGACTGTTCCATCCCAGCGCCAAGTAGTCGACCCTGATGTGAATTCATCATTAGCCGACGGGCTATTAGGAAAATCTATAGGCATAGGTCTCTCTCATCTAGCGTGACACTAGTGGATACTATACTATAAATCTAGCTTTTTATCTTAAAAGAAAACGCCCGCTCTTCCGAAGAAGGCGGGCGTTTCCCGTTAAGAAGGGGTTTATGCGGAGAGGTCTCCGACGATTACCCATGTATCAGTTGCGCGCTTAATCAACGTTGCTGAAGACCACTGAGCACGAAGCTTGAGGCCTGGAGTTCCGTTGATTGTTACGCCAGCGCCACCGACAGTTACCTGTCCAGCACCGGTCTGCAAGAGGTTAATCTGCGCACCGACTGCAATTCCAGGAACTGCAGAGTTTGTACCAACTGTCAGTGTGATGGCAGATGCGTTGCTAAGCTCAACGAGCTTGTTAACGTCTGACGCAGCAAGCGTGTAGCTTGTGCCTGACTGCTGGTTCTGTGTCAGTGTTAGAACTGCGTCTGAACCAGTTACACCAGTTACACCAGTAGCACCAGTTAAGCCTGTTGCACCAGTTAAGCCTGTTGCACCAGTTAGACCAGTCGCGCCAGTCGCACCTGTTTCACCGTTAGCTCCAACATCACCAGTGCGAGCAAAGGTGATAAGTACGTCACTATTGTTTCCAAGTGAGCCTGCACCAGATACGTACGCTGATGTTATGTCGTAGAAGCCACCAACGAAGTTGTATTCCAATCCAGAGATTGTATACAGCGCAAATATTTCAGGGTCGGTCTTAAGAGATATCTTAAAGTGACCCTTAATTGGGCTTGTTGAATCATCAATTGTCGTAAGGAAAGCACCAACGTTAGTTGACGCATCGTTGAGCTGATGAATTTTAACAAGAGTAGCAGAGGCAGGAGCGGCATTCATGCGAATTTCTCCAGCGTTCGGAGCTCCGCCTGTCGCGCTGCTAAATGTGTAGTCTACAGTGATACCACCGAAGCTACCCTGCGCACCAGTTACACCTGTAACACCTTGTACGCCTGTTGGACCAGTTGGACCAACGTTACCGCCGACTGCTTCTACCCAGAAGCCATCGTAGTAAACGAACAAGAGACCGTTTGAAGGATCAAACCAAGCGTCGCCAGTTTCTGCACCGGTAGGAGCTGTAACATCATCTGTGTTGAAGCTACCATCTGCACCAGTAAGACCAGTTGCGCCTGTTAGACCAGTTGCTCCAGTTAAGCCTGTTGCACCAGTAAGACCAGTTGCGCCAGTTAGACCTGTTGCGCCTGTTGCACCAGTTAGACCAGTTGCTCCTGTTAAACCAGTTGCCCCTGTTAGACCATCTGCGCCAGTTAGACCAGTTGCTCCAGTTAAGCCTGTTGCACCAGTAAGACCAGTTGCGCCTGTTTCACCAATTGCACCAGTGTTACCAGTAGCACCAGTAGCACCAGTAGCACCCATAGCACCTTGGTCACCAGTACGTGCAAATGTAACAATAACATCAGCATCGTTAGTGAATGATGTTACTGAACCTGATACGTATGAAGACACTACTCTAAAGTAGCCATCTGCTTCTTCAACACTGCTGATTGTGAACAACGCAAATGTATTGGAATCTCCCTTTAGGGAAATACGGAAGTGACCCTTGATTGTTGATGTAGAGTCACCGATTGTGCGAAGCATTGCCTGAACGTCTGCAGCAGCGTCATCGATATCATCGATATACAGTGCTGTTGCAAGTGTTAGGTTAGCGTTGTCAAACTTAATATTGCCAGCACCTGGATCTGCAAAAGGAAGCGGAATCACAGTTGTGTTGGTGTCAAATGTGTAATCTAGGGTGATGCCACCGAAGTTACCTTGTGCACCAGTAACACCTTGTGCACCAGTTTCACCTTGTGCACCAGTTAGACCAGTTGCTCCTGTTAAACCAGTTGCTCCTGTTAAACCAGTTGCGCCTGTTAGACCAGTTGCACCAGTTAGACCAGTTGCACCAGTTAGACCAGTTGCACCTGTTAGACCAGTTGCACCTGTTAGACCAGTTGCACCTGTTTCACCAATTGCACCAGTATTACCATTTGCACCGGTTAGACCAGTTGCGCCTGTTTCACCGTTTGCACCTGTTTGACCAGTTACGCCTTGTGCGCCTGTTTGACCATTTGCGCCTGTTACGCCTGTTAGACCTGTTGCCCCAGTCAAGCCAGTTGCACCAGTTAATCCTGTTGCTCCTGTTAAACCGGTTGCTCCTGTTGGGCCTACTGGCGCGGTATCACGAACAACAAGCCAGACAGTGCCATTCCACTTCCAGGTTGTTGATCCTGACGTAAACGTTTGATTCAACGTTGGCGTGTCAGGAAAATTGATTGCCATGTAGTCTCATTTCACTCGAGTGGGAGAGATTCCCAAGCGCTATTCTATATTAACCAGAAGAAGGTGATAGAGGTATAAACTGCGCTTAAATTACGCTGCTTCGTAGCTTCCTGAGATTGTAATGTTATCAGCAGCGCCCCATGTAAACGGACCACCATTTCCTACTGGCTCCCAGTGAGTAAGGGCAGCATTAGTACTAGGAAAAATCACTACAAAAGAGGTTGTTGATCCAGTGTAATTTCCGTTGCCGATACCACCATACCAAGAAGATCCGTCATTAAGAATTGCAGCAGAAAACGTGTAGTTTGAGTTTTGTGCTGTAACTGGCAGACTAAAGTTCCAGTGACCATTACCCGGAGCGGATGTTGAACCGTAGATAAGTTTTGCGTAGAAGAAAACAGTTTTTCCTATTTGCTTGTATCGTCCAGCTAATGTTCCATTTCCTAAAGTAAATGTGCCGCTGTCAGGAGTAATGGTTGGTGTGTACGCTGTCCACTCGGTTAGGTCAGACGCCGAAGCAC